AAGAATTCTGGGGTGTTTACTTGGCCCTTTGAATCTATTAAAGTTGATTGACCTTGTTCGTTAGAAGGTTTTGATTCTTCTTTATAATATTTTTCCATTCTTGAATAAGTAAATTTTCTTAACCAAATGGGCATATTATAAACAGTAGGAAAATCATAACCTCCCTTACCTAAAAATAATATTTCGTGGATTTGGGTAAATAACCCCATCCTAATTTCTTGTGCTATATCAGAAGTCAGGCCAAAAAAACGTAAGACCCAGAGGGATCTCTACCTCCTCTCCATCGTCTAGTATATAAGACATATCCACATCGGGTTGTTGTTGCTTAATATTCTCACGTAAAGCTCTTGAATCCATAGCTAATAAATAATTATCTACAAATTCTCTAATGGTTTTTTTATCACTTTCTCCATCTACTGATGTAATGGTATGCTTTAATCTAGTCGTTAAAGTTGGTGTATAATCTTTGTTTATTTTTGTTAATCCCTTTAGTTCTGCTTCTATTTTAGCTTCTTCATGACCATCTAACATTTTATATGTTATTAAGTTTGAACTATTAGGTAAGGTAAAAGAAAATTCATTTTTGCCATCTACTAAATTAGAACCATCAAATGGTTTATTTTCTAGTTGGGTTAAATCTATACTTTGTTCTTCACCCTTAATATTTACTTTATAAGTAGCACCATACCCTAAAATTCGAGCTGCAATAAGAACTGCATTTTTGTCTCCTATTAGTAGGTCTTTAAGTTTTACTTTAGTAACAATAACGGATTCGAGTAATTTATCTAATACTATACCTTTTTGTATATAAGATTGGTTTGATAAAATATCTTCTTCTTTAGCAGTCATATATTTTATTTCTATTTTACCACTTCTTAGTGGATGTCCTTCAGGGTATAATAATCCTTTAGTGGGTAATTCAACTTCTTCAGTTGGGAATTTAAATTCGGCCATAATCTTTATTTATTAATAACTTTTGTTCGTTGATAAATATTAATATAAAAAAAAGCTTGCCAAAAGGCAAGCAATTTTAAACTTTATATTAAATAATAATAATTTTTCTTTGTTTTAGAAATTTAAAACACAATAATCTGGTTGAACTGTCATGGTAATATTTTGTGCTGTATCAGCTGTATCCCAATTATATTCACCAAAGTTTGCATCTACTATTAATGCTCCTTTAATAATCCATTCTGATACTACATCCCCTACAGGACCTAATACATTGAATGTTAAATCTTTCTTATAGAAATCACTATAACCATCTCTACCAGTTACTGATTCATGATGTAATCTAACCCATTCCATTACTGATTGTGCACCAGATGGAGTAATTGGATCAAATAATGTAAACTGAATAGTACCCCAAGTAGTTTTACCTTTTACATAACGTTGAACGTTAATATGATTTAAAGGTACTGTTCCATTGGTTACAGTTACAGCCCCAACAGCTTTTACAGTGTATGATGGAATTCCATCCATATACATTATAAACCTATTTGCTTGTTTTGGTTCAAATGCTGTGAAAAATATTTCGTTTGGATCTAATACTGCCATTTTTTTATTTTATTTTATTATAAATATTTATCTTTTTATTTTTTATACCGGAAATGTAGCTCCTGTTGGTAATACATTGAAATCTAAAACAATAAATTCAGCTGTTTTCGATGGTTGTAAATAGATTTGACCTATTAATTGGTTTCTATCGATTACATCTGGTGTATTATTTGTATCATCCATTACTACTTTAAAAGCATACAAACCTTGTCTTTGTTGTACTGATTCTAAATATGGGTTAACTTGTGTTAAGAAGTTATTTCTAGTTGCTATGGTGTTTTGATCAAATACCAATGTATTTGAAACTTGTGAAATATAGCTTTTAAGAGCAATTAGTAATCTTCTTACATTTACACGATCTAAAGCACTTGCTTTTTTCTGTAATGTTTTCTGACCAAATACTACAACTCCACTTTGTGGGAATGTAGCTATTGGATTTACATTTGCTTCATATAAAGTATCTCTGTTTCCAGAAGTTAATTTTCTTTCAGCTTTTATTACTTGACCTAATCCACCTCTAGTTAAACCTGCTGGTGCGAACCATGGGTCTGAAGATGCGTCAGTATAAGCAAAAACTCCAGGAATCAATGTAGATGGTGGAGCCCAAACTGTTTTACCAGTATCTGCGTCAAGTAACTGTAACCATGGCCAATAAGTGGCAGCATATGAACTATCAAATCCACTTGCTTGGTTAGTAACACCACCTATAAGTGAGTTATATGCTCTTAAATCTACTACTGCTAAACAATCTTGTCGTTTTTCAGCAGTTGTAATTAATAAATTAACTGCTGATGGGTGTAATTGATGAATTAATCCTGGTGCTGATAATATATTAAACTGGTAGTTATCCTTATTGCTTAATAAATTAATTGCTGCCGTATAATCATCAGCTGTTATACCTTGAGTATTGTTAGCTGTAATGTTTTCGTTAAATTTAGCTGGGACTCCCCCTCCAAATAAATCTCCTTCACCACCACTAAATGTTCCTTCTCCTACATTTGGTAAACTTGCTGTATATTGAATTTTTGCTGTACCTGTATTATCAAAATAATTTGGTGTAGGTGCATTTACAGCCGACACATAAACATATCTACTTTTATTAGTATAGTTACCATTTTCATTTAGATAATAATCTCCATTATCATCAACAATTTGACCATAATAGCTATTACCAATTACATTTTCTATATAATTAGCAGATAATGGATCTAAAGATACATTAGCAAATGTTTCTAATACTGTCTTTTGATTAGTTTTATCATCTCCACGACGTATAGCTATACTAAATACTCCAGATGAAGTATTAGCGTTTGTTATTTCCCATCTTATGTTATCAGATGTTCCATTTTCTAAAGCACCTCCTGATAAAATTGATCCTGTACTATTTA